AAATGAATCATTATATGGTATATATTCTGTAAACGGTTCACTTCTTTCTGAAAAAATAGCTGCATATAATCCCGATTTAGAACAAGACAATCTACACCATGTTGCATTTTCGGGAGCTGTTGGGTTTTCATTTGATTTAAACAACGAAATTGCATTTAGATTTTTATCAAAAAAGGCTGAATATGCGCCTCCTTCTCCTATCTCAGTTCCTAAATACTTGCTTCCTCCTTTCACTGGTATAAAATCGCTTATTGCATAATCTGAATTTGTTCCTAATGATATTTTATTACCACTAATTCCATTTATGTATTTACCATCAATAAAACGACCATTTTTATTTAGCAGGTTATCACTAAATATTGCCATCTTATATAAATTAAATTTAGCATCTAATTTTAAAGACTCTGCATTTGTTGCAATACCGGAATCCTTCTTAACCCAATTTCCGCTTATATTGATTAATACAATTACTTGGTCTATTAATTCTACACCTCCGAAATTGATATAAATTCCGGGTTCTGACGCTAAATAAAAAACATTTTGGTCGGGCGTTCCCGGATTTGTTGTTGGGGTCGCAATTCCCGCAAATGTTGCATTGCTTCCGACCGTTGAAATTATAGACAATAACGTATTTTGCATTATTGCCCCGCTAATTTCTTGGTTTCCGTTTTTCTTAATAACGTCGGCAACCGCTTGTTTTAATTGTTCGTAATTTCCCATAATCTAATTAATTTAATTGTTGTCAAAATCATTATTGAAATCGCTGTTGAAATCTCCATTATTATTGATAATATATCCACGTCCTATTTTCTTAACGACGGTATTTGTTTTAAACTCAATTTCCACGCTTGCCAAATCTCCTTGCGTTTGCCATTTCGGTGTAATTAGAAACGTGTCGCAATCGTACTCCCTGCCGTATTTGTCCGTTATATGAATGTAATCAGCCATGCGGATAAATCTCATTACGTCGCAAAGGAACTCCGGTGCCAATATCGTACATTTAAACGTTTTGACTGATATTTGTTTTTCCGGGAAAAAATACCCGTCACGTTCTTCGCCATCTTCTTCAAATTCATAATCCGGTTTTCCTAACTCTGTACAAAGATACAAAGCATTTTTGAACTCCGGATTTTGATAAACTATTTGTCCGGCGTCGAAAACTAAATTTTCAATGTCCCACCATTCAATTTTAAGGTACCCCGAAACATCTTGTACGACCGTGAACATTTCAGAATACCACGTTTGAACGCCATCCGATAACGTCATATAATATATTCCATCCAATTGATTTAATGGCATAGGCAAAATCGACGGATACAATATTACATCATAACCCAACGTTTGAAACCGGACAATCTGCAATCCGGTTTCTTTCATATATGTTGTTATGTTTGCAACTCGCTTTCCGGTCTTTTCATACAATATCACTGACGTAACATTATTTGACCGTGTGTTTCTAATTATCTGAAACGGTAACAATCTATCAGCCGGGGCAAACAACGGGTAAATTGCGCCGTATGCGTAACTTTTACGGTTGTTCTGTTCATTTATTGACGTGTACCACGGTAATACACTTATATTGTTATTCTGTATCATATTTCAACGTTGCTTTAATATTTCTACTACATAAATTTACTGAAAGTTTATCAACTTGACCGTTACCAATATACGTTTTAACTAACTGCATCGGGTTTGGGTCTGTTGTTCCTGCCGGGAAATTCAATGTTTGTTTTTTCTTTCTCTCAATACCAATTGCATACTTTGGGATATTATTTATTTTGAAATTGCGTGCTGGCATATCATAAACCCAATATGTCGGTTGTATATTGATAAACGCTAAATAACCGTTTTGCAAATAGTATTCTACATTATCAACTGTTTGTCTTGTAAACGGCAATTCCAATTGTCCGCCGCCGGACGGCGTAACCGCCGCAAACAATGCGAATCCATCCGAACTAATTGCACCGGGGTTTAACAACATCAAATCAATATCGGACGTAAAATTTGAAATATTTATTTCTTCTATCTTTCCGGCTGTTACGTATTTTGACGTAATTTCTATTGGCAACCCCTCAAACGGTGTTGTTACATCGTCCATCCATTCAAATTGATAACGTTCCGGCATATCTACTTTATCAAATGAATATTCAGACGTTGCAAAAGCTAATTTCTTGCCATTTCTAACGTTTTCTAACTGCGTTAAATCATAGTCAATAATTGGGTTATATCCATACGAACCGCCATTTCTAAACCAATTTATTTGTTCAATTTTAAATTTTCCATCCTCAATATACCAATAACATTTGTAAATATCCCGTAACATAGTCATAATTTGTTGCAATGTAATCGGGGCTTTTTGCGCCGGGGTTTGATATTCGCCATTAATGATATTACTTTTCTGACTTATTAGCAACTTAAATGACTGCCTGGAAATAGGATTGTTTGTGTTATAAAGAAATTGGCTGTATTCCGGCGTCGCTTCATGCGTTATTCCGGGCGCAAATTCTTTTAATAGCACATTGATACATGACGACAATGTAAACGCATCACGCAATGTATATGCCTTTCTTGCTTTTTTTTCTAATATCCAATCAAACAAATAAAACCCAAACCATAACGACGCATAACGCCACGTTGACCGGGCAATTGGATAAAACGTTTGTCCGTAAATGGAATAGGGCGGCGCAAAATACTTTCCGTTATCCGCTAATCCCCACTCGGTCGGGGTGTCTGAAAAGTTGTTTGAAATAAACGCCACGTCGATTGCGTAACCAATCGCACGCCTATAATTACGGTTATTATCAACTATATCATCGGCGGTCAATGGATATGTATTAAGGTCGTCGATTTTCTCCACGTCGCACAAATACCGGGCGTATATATTATAACTTTTCATATCGGCGTGCATTGTACCCGTTGCGCCGGAACCCTCAACAGCGGTTAAATCAAACTCCAATGTATCAAAAGGCGACGTTGTAGACTTTGTATAACGAAACATTGCCGTATCATCGGATTGTTTGCGTATCTCGACCGCAACAGCCCCAAACGGTAAACCGTCAATTCTTTGTTGCGTAATATAGATATAATAATTTACGTTTAATTCCGGGTATAATTTCCCCTCGAAATTATTCGCACTTGCACCCGTCGCCATTCGCCCGGTATAAAGCCCGGATATTACCGCCGGGGAACCGTGCGACGTAATTTGTATTTCTTTCAAAATATTACATAGTGCAAAATGATAGGTTTGTATTAGTGCGTTTTGGTCGGTCGTGGCGTTTGCGTCTTGCTCCCAATTTGTACCACCTAAAAAACAAGAAACAATACTATCCCCCGGAACGTATATTTGAATTAATGGACGCTTGTTTATCGTTATCCGTTGGATTGTCGGGGCTAACGTTATTAAATTGTATTCCTTTTCCAATCCTGCCAAAACGTCGTTGTATTGGTCTATTGTTTCCGGCTGTACCGTAACCAATTTATCATCATCATTAAACGTACAATCCGTTTTCATAAACTTTGCTTTATAGTATTGATTGTATGTTTGTCCCCAATCATCGCTTTTTTCGATATATAGGAAAAATTCAGAATCAAACGGGGCGTCATTGATAATATCGTAATCAGCACGGACAAAGTTTATTTTACCGGACAATTTAACCCGGTAAAACCTTTGATTTGTTTCCAACTCATAATCCAACGTTAAATCATCCTTATAATTGGGGCGGACGGTTTGTTTGGTTCCGTCCTCCCCTATCTGTAAAAAGAATCTATATTTTGGTGTCATAGTCTTTTTATTTTACGTTTCAAATTCTTGTAACTTTCAATCGTATTTCCGTCGCCATCCACGTAAACCCGTCGTCGGTTCTGTTCCTTAATTTCCCTTACATCATCCGACAAATTGCGTAAATCCGGGCTTTGTCCGGTAACGTTTAACGTCAAACCGTCGCCGTCTGAATAGGATTTTAAATACTTGTGTGCAAATGTACCATTGTTTAGCGAATTGATAACGTCCGGTATTATCTTTCTGAAACGGCGTGAACTTCGTTTATTTATCACGGCGAAAAATTCGCCTCCCTCGGCACGTCGGCGGGTTCCGTCCGGTTTTGTACCTAAATCAATATCATTTCCGCTTTGGTGCGAACCACCCTCCAAAAGTTCAACGGTACCGTCGCCGTATGTTTCTGTTCCTCCGGTTCCTCCGGTCTGTTTTGCCAATTGCGCCGCCTTGATTTTAGACGCTGCAAAACTCGCCCACATTACGGCAATTGCAGGTATTGCAAGCGGGAAACCTAATTGCGACCAAATCAACGCCGTTGCTGTTACCATGTTTCCGATTTGCTGCAATGTTTGTATTGCTGCCTGCTGTTTTTGCGCTTTCTGCTGTTCTTTCAACGCTTTTTCTTGGTTTTTCTTTGCCAAATCCAACTCCTTTTGCGCTTGTACAACATTATTAGCGTACCCGTTTGCCCTTGCTTCCAATTCTGCATCCAACGCCGATTGTGCGGCGGAAACCTCTTTATCCGCTTGCTCAACGGCTGCATCTGCTGCGGCAACACGTGCCGCCGTGAATGTATTTAACGCATCCAATGCGTATTGCATAGACGTATTAATTGCCTCTTTTTGGTCGTCGTCCAAATTAAGCCCAAACAAACCGTAAATGTCTGTTCCTCGTTCCTCCCCTTTGGATTGCTCAATTTCTTGGTCTATTTTTTTAATAGTGTTTTGAATTGTTTGTACCTCAACATCAGACAATTTATTGGCGGCTTGCTGATTTAATTCTAAAACCTTTTGCAAACGTTCCTTTTCTGCTTGCAAACGGAATTGAGTTTTCCGGGCTTCTGAATTTCTTAACAAATCAAATTCCGATTGTGCCAACGCTTGTTGTTGGTCGAATATCTGTAATTGCGCTTGCAAATATTCGTCCGCAATTCCGGCTCCCTTTGCGTCAAAACTTGCATTAATCGCCCCGGCGTCCTGCTGTTGCCCGGTCGGTTTCTGTTGGTTCTGTAATAATGCGGTTTGTCTTTCGTTTTCCAACAACTGCATCCGCAATTGTCTTTCCTGCTCGCTTCCCTCTTTGACTGCTTGCAAACGTAATTCAATGCTTTCTTTTTGCAACGCTAATTCCTGCAATTGTCGGTCTTGTTCGATTTTCAATAACGCCTCGGTTTGTTGCTGTTCCAACGCCGTAATTGTGGCGTTTATCGCTTGGCGTCCGGTTTCGTTCAAATCCTTTTCGGTCTGCAATTGGTGTTGTAAATCCTCGATTTGGCGGGAATACTGATATTGCGTTTGTTGGCGACGCTTTGCCCATTCGTCGGTTTCCAACTGCAATTGTGCATCCTGCAATTTTCGGGTTGCTTCCAAATTCTTTTTATATGCCGCTTCAATTTGCTTTGCTTGTTGTTCTGCTGCCTTTTCCGCATCGCTTTTACCCCTTGGCGTTACGGTTGGGTTCTGTGTCGTTACGGGCTTATTGTCTGTTTGTGGCGTCGGGGTATCTCCAACAGAAACCGGGATTGTTAACGGTTTTATTTTCTTTTGCATACCATCCAAACCCTCTTGGAAATTTTCTGTTATGTCTTTAACTTGGGCTTTAACCAAATTTCCGTACGCTGCTGCATAATCTGCCAATCCTTTTTTTACTTCGTCAAAATCTAACGTAAACGCCCCCTTTAATGCGGTTCCGGTTGCTTTGACTATATCAATAAAGAATCCAAACAAATTTCCCAACGTATCAAATGTTGTTTTGAATCCGGCAACAATCCCATTCCAAATTGCACGTATCAAAACACTTTCATTGTATAACTCAATCAAGTAATTGACAACATCAATAACCCCTTTTATTATCGCCGTCAATCCTTGGTTAACAAAAACTTTTGCCTGCGTTGTCAACGTTTCAAAATTCCCTCCGGTTGCGTCAAACAACCCGGATAATGCGTTTTGCAACTCAATTTGGCTTTGCAATTGTTCCTCCTGCAATTGCGCCAAAACTCCGGCTTTCCCTTTTACTTCGTCCATGTTTGTTGAAATATCTTTCAACGTGCGCAAATACTGCAATCCTGCATCCTCTCCGGCACCGCCGAAAATATCAGCAATTGCCGTTCCAACCTGCGTTGCGCTGTCCGGTAATTCATTCAGTTTTGCCGAAATATCACGCATTACGTCAAACGTTGTTTTGGCTCCGGTCTGCAAATCCTTTTGCACTTGCTCCGACGAAATACCGATACCGTCCAAAGCCGCCGCCGTTGCTGTCGTCATTTCTCGCAATCTCAAATTTGCCTCTTTGATTGCGTCAATACCTTTGTCAGAAAATACCCCGGATTTATTTGTTTGTGTTACTATCGCAACAAATTGGTCTGCTGATATTCCCGCCTCTTTAAAATATGCCGGGTATTCTTTCAGATTATCCAAAAATTGCCCGGTAACATTTCCTCCGGCAATAAATCCGTCTTTTACCAATTTCAACGCTTCATCTGCGGAAATTCCAAATTGCTCTGCAAGTGCATTTGCGGCAATAATCGTTTCATTGAAATCAACGTTAAACGCATCTGCAACGGCTTGTACTTCATTTCTGAACGCTTTCAAATCGTCGCCCTCTTTTCCGGTAAATTGTTGCGTTAATCGTGTCGCCTCTACCAATCCGGCGTTATAATCATACCACCATTTGAACGCCGCACCCGCCGCCGCAACTCCGGCAATTGCCAAAAATACCGGGTTCGCCATCAATGTAAGTAAAGTTTTTCCCAATGCTTTTGCACCGTCGCCCATCGCCATAAAAACGCCTTTTGCTTCCTCGCCTCCACGTCCCAACGCCAAAAGACTTTCGCCAAATGCACTATTCAAACCCAAACTTTCTTTCAATCGGTCGCCATACGCAATTATCGCATCGGACGCCTGCGTATAATTTCCGACGTTCAATTGAAATTTTCCGGTCGCTTCCTGCAACCGTTTCATTTCCTCATAAATTTCTTTTGTCTGTTGTACCAATTTCCGCCCCTCCTCGGTATTTTCCCGTTCGGCTTTCGTCATGTTGTTTAAATAGATTTTATTCAACGAATATTGCGCCGATAATCGGTTATAACTACCCTCTGCGGACTGATTTATTTTGATAAGCAATTTATTTATTTGGTTCGCTTCCTGCTTTGCCAAATTCAACTCTGCTAATTTTTTGGCTGCGTCGCTTTCGGCAAACGCCAATTCCTTTTGCGCACGTGCCAAACGGTCGGCGTCGTCGGCGGCTTTCTTTGTCTTTTTACGCCCGTCCTCCGTGGCTCCGGAAACCTTTTGTAATGTTGCCGCCAATTGTATTGCCTCCGCTTTGATACTTGCCAACGCTTCCGTATATGTATCTTTTAACTCGGTCAATTGTTTTATTAATTCCTCAATTGAGTTATCCGGGCTTACAAGGTCTTTATATCTTATTGGATTATTATCTGCCATAACGACGTTTATTTAAAGTCATTTTCGGGAAATTTCCCCGCTGTTCGATTTTCTTTTCTTAAATGTAGTTTTATTGTCCGGCGCAAAATAATGCTGCAAATCGCCTTATTTTGCGTTTTTCTGTTTTTGGGCTTTGCTCGCTTGCTCTTTTACATACTCAAATGCGTTGTAATATTCCAATACAGTAAATCTTTTCGGGTCAACGTGCAAATTCTGCGACAATATCAAACACATATTTTCAAATTGTTTGTCGTATCGTATTTCTACGCTGTCGGCTCCCGAAAATGATTGAGGATTGAAATAAGTTATCAACTCCGCCGTAATTTCGTCTATTCTCTTTGCATCCGCTTCGGTCGCTTCCCCGGCTATGATTGTGCGCAATAAAATAACCGTTCTTTCTTTCAGTTGGTCGAAATACTCTTTTAATGCTGCATCATCAAATAACCGGGGAAAATACAACCGCAATTCTTCATCTATTTTTTTTTTAACCGCTTCCAAATGGGCGGTTAATTCTGCGTTCGGAACATCGGCGAACAAATCAACTATCTTTTGCAATCCGTCGTCTGATAAATCATTGCACGGGTTCCCGTCAATGCTCTTTACTAAAACCGCAAAAGCTAAATACCGGGGCGAAATCTCGGATTGTATGAAATACACATTTTGGCGCATATTCTCTAACTCAACCGCCGCCAACTGCGGGGTTTTGCTGTGTGCATACCTTATCGCCTTTTCAATATGTTTATCGAAATCCGCCAAATCTGAACCAATCCCGGCGTCAACTAACAATATTTTGTTGTACTTATGAAATCGCATAATCGGCAAATCCTCTATTGCATCGTACAACTCAACTTTCTTTCCCTTAATATCAACGGTTCTCATAACAATTTACGTGTTATCATTGTACTACAAAAGGGAACGCCCAATAATACGGGGTTCCCGGTCATAATCAGCATAAGAACGGACAAAATAACGCCCGCCCACCACGACAAACAAAAATCGCAACTAAACATCTTTGCAAAGAAATCGTTCCCGTGAACTTGTACCCATTCAATAACGCCCCATTTGCGCAACAATGAAAGCACAAAAGCCGCCAACAATGCGACCAATATAACGTAAAAAATAAATTCTTTCATACTCTTACAATTTACATGATTCTCCAATACTTAATTCTCCATAGAACCGGAACCCGCCGAACGGGTGCATTAAAAATTGGTTGTCTATTTCGTCCAAAGAAAACCCCCGGTAAATATTTTCCGCCAACTCATAAACCTTTGTTATTTTCAAACGCCCATGTTTCAGCCAAAAGCCGCCGTTCAACACGTCCAATATTTGCCGCTTAATTGCTTCTTTGTTTCGGTCGCTCGCATCGTTGAATATCTTCCGGTAATCAAACCAAAAGATAAGGGAAAACGGGGTTTTTATCCCTACTGAAACGCCGGATTCCCAACTAACGCCCTGCGGGTCGTCAACCCAAAAAAACGAAAAATTACCAATATTTGCATCCGGGGTTACTTCGATATAATCGTTTCGCCCTACATATACGCACGGGGTAAAATAACGTTTCCGGTTTCCGTCATATTTAACAAGTCTTTCAGCCCGTCCAAATGCTTTGTCCAACCACGGTAAATTATCAACCAATCCGGTTTGTATGTTCCCAATAATACGGTCTAATAATTCCGGGTTCGCAATTACCGGGGCTTTGTTATTCGCTGCCATATATCGTTTTTTTTGCCTCTGTTATTAAATCCGGGAAAATATAATGCCATATAAGGATTTTAATATTTTCGTCCGTTAAACCTAAAATTTGGCGTCCATACTTTTTTATTAATTCCTCGGTTTTCCAATCCGCCGCCTTAATTTCAAATTGTTTGTCGCCAACTTCCAAATAAAAGCTACTTTGAAAATCGCCCTCATCCCTTAACGTTACCCGGTTTGTAGGCTGTCCCTTTGCCTCTTTGATTGCAATTGTTACCGGGCTATACGGGGCGTAATCCATGATTGAAACGCCCAAACGGTTAACGCCTTGTTCAAACAATTGTTCCTCGGCGTTCATATCTATTATATACGCCTCGTTGTCCCATATTATTTTTTGCACTAACCGCCCGGACGTTAATTCATCGTTGAACTTAACGACCCGTTTTAATAAGTCGTCAATTTTTCCCATTTACAATTATTCTTTGAAATTATATACAACTTTCATTTGAAATTATATATTAAACAGTTCTGTACCTAACGCCATGATTGTTACAACTCAAACAAATGCGGTCTAATCCTTGCGTATCTAACCGCAAAGCCTCATACGCTTTTTTAAGGTCATAACCCAACCCGCCGGGACGAACCCCGGACGTATTGCCGTCCAACTCATACAGAATATCGGTGCGGCTTGCATTTGACTGATTGCGGTTAACCCTAACGTTGGGATTCATTGCTAACGTTCGCAAACCTATTGCCGCAACCTGCCTTTGAATAACGGTTTGGAACATCTGCCGTCGCGAAATAATAAAGTCGGTCAAATCGCAACCAACCGTTATTTCGCAATTTAGCCCGTAATTGTGGGTATTTGTGTACATAGTATAAGCCACGTCCCATAATTCCGGGTATTGCTCGAATGTTTCCGGGGCGTCAACCTTAAACGGGGAAACCTGCAAATACTTTGTCATTTCTCGCCATGTTTCGACGGAACCAATGTTGCACGTTCCGCACGGCTCCCGGCTCCAATCCTTAGATACGTTTATTGCTTCCATCCCGGCGGGTAATTCGTCTTGATTATAGCAAAGAAACCATGAACCCCCGGCGTTGTTTGCGTCGCTGATATACGGCAAATAACAATCGGTCAACGGGAACCATTGAAAGCCGCCATTTGTAACGGTAAAATCCAAATCGAATGTTTTTACCGGGTCAATCTGCGACGAATGAAATAAATACATTCTTACCTTTCCGGTCGCTCCGGTCATTTGTAGCCCGATTTTCTCAATTTTGGTTGTTACCCCCATACTACGAACCGGAACAATTTCAAATCCTACTAATTTATGGGTATTTTGAATTGTAGCCCGGATTCTGCCGGAACCATCAAAAAACGTTTTTCTTTCCAATAAATTGCGGGTTTCCTTTTCCAACTGCTTAATCTGTGTAAAAGTCTGAACAACGGTTGCAATTCCGTTTAATGTCAGTCTTTCCAAAAAGTCAGAAAAAATGTTGTATGGTCGCCAATACGGGTTTCCGTAATCGTCCCGGCTGTAATCTTCGTTAAAATCGCTCGCCGTCGGTTCCTGCCCGGTATTATCTATTTTAGCAATCCAAAATATATTGTTATGCTTTACTTTTTGCCCGGCTTTATACGGCAAAATCAAATTCCATTCCGGATATTGTAGCCCCCAATCGTCCGGCATTATTGCCTGCATATTATCCAACGTCAAAAGCGGGTGCGCACCTTGAAAGTACAACCCGCTTTCGGTCTGTGTCAAATGTTCATCAATGAATGTTTTCGGGTTGTATGATTGTTCCCAACCTAAGACGTTCAATAATGCTGCTTGTATGTCTTTTATTCGATACATAATGCAAATAAAAAAAGAGACGGGGGAAAACCCCGCCCCCGGTTATACAATCCTTTTACCTTATGTTATGCGCTGGGAAATGCTGCGGCGTTGGTAACATATACAGGCATACCCAAAGGTTCATTTTGGTCACGTGCTGCAATCTGTGCTTTGATAATTGGATTTGCAATTGTACTTGGGTCGCTATTATAAGCCACCAAAAAAGCAACGTCAACGCTAAATCCGAAATACTCCTTAACGGCGCAAGTCAAATCCTCTGTTGCTGCTCCAACGGTTCCGCTTTGGTCGCCAACCGAAGTATAGTAATGTGAACCAACGGGCAAATCAATCATCGGCAAACGTACAACGTCCCATTCATGGAAATTGGCACGTGTACGGCGCAATGCTTCACGGTCAACACGGGTTAACACGCCAATATTTCCATCCTCAACGGCAAAGAATGTTCCGTTCTGTCCGCTTTCGTTAGTTACGTTATTGGTGTAATGGAATTTCTTTCCGGCGTATTCCAATTGTTTGTTTACGTCGTTTGTCGCTCCATGCTGCGCCAACTTGCGAACCAAACTTTCGATTCCGGCGTTGCAAACGATATGCGGCATACGTGGGTAACAATTGGCTCTCATAATTGGGTCAATGTCGCCCAAAATTTCGGTTGCCATTTCCTTTTTAACCTTGATAACGTTACCGGAAAAGTCATAATTCAATTTGTCTTTCAATACCTGCGCTTTCTGTGCTTCCAACGCTGCAATTGCGCCTTTGTCTAACGCATCAGCCAACGCACGTGTATATTTTTCCATTTTACGGTAAAAGTCGTGTTCATACGAAATTTCATTGTTCGTATAAGCCGCCGGGACCATAGTAAAACCGATTGTGTATGTTGCCCACACAACGGTATAAAGTGCGGACGTATTTTCGTCGTCCTCAATTACACATGAACGGACGTTGCCAACGGTAACATCGCCATCGTAATTGATAACCGGGATTTGCACGGTATTACCCATTGAGGCAAACGCCCTTTCCCTCAACTTTGGGTTAATAATGGAATTTGCGGCGTTGGTTTGCTCAATAAAGAAATCTAATGCGCCATACTCACACGGGCGGGTCATATTGCGGTCAAATTCCGGGTTCTGAACTCGCCAATTCTGTAATCTTGTTGCAATTAAACTCATAATGTTTTATTTTAAATTGTTATTAATGCGGGTTTACCCTTTACCCGTGGTTGTTTTATCTCTCCGGCAATGCTGCAATATTGTTGTCTTTCCATGCTTGCGCCATTGCATCCTCAAACTCTTTGGAACCTGCGGTCATTCCCTGCGCCATCAGATTGTTACTAATTGCGTCGTATGCTTCAACACGTGTTTTGCATCCTGCAACGTCAATTACTACGCTACCGCCTGCGCCTCTACCTCCCGGCGGGATTGTTCCGCCTCCCGGCTGTTGGCGTCCTTTGTCAATTATTCCCATTGCGTCCAATTCACGGGTTAACAACTCGCCCGGCGTAAATGGGTTTAACTGATTGTTCGGGTTTCTCATAATCGCCCCGGTTTCGTCCTTAAACGCCAAAATTTTGCCGCCTTTGCCATCGTCGATATATTCCGGGTTCATTCCCTTGATTTTATCGTTAGCCTGCTGCAAAATAACCTTTGTTACACTTTCCGGCAAACCTGCCTTAAATTTAAGCCCTGCGGACGCTGTTTGCAATTCGTTGTCTATCTTAATGCCGAACAACTCTTTGGCGTGGTTTTCTTTTTCTGCCTCAAACTTTTTGTTCAACTCTGTATATTGAGTTGTAACGTTTGCCAAATCTGCTTTTGCCTGCTTTAATTGCTTTGCGGTTTCTGCATCTGCTCCACCGTCGGCAATTACTTTTTCCAAACGGGTTTTCTCTTTTGTCAATGTTGCAATCTGTGATTCCAACCCGGTAACGCTTTCCGCTTTTGTCTTAAAATCTCCCAACACACGTTTTGCGTAATCGTATGTTTTTTCAGTTCCGTTTTTCTCAACTCCGGACGCTGTCAAAATATCCGCATCCAAATTGCCGTAAATTTCCCCGGTTTTCTTTGCTATTACACTATTTTCGTCATTCTGTGATAACGTTGTAATTGCGTTAATCTGTTCGTCAGTCAAACCGGACAAAGCCGCATTCGCTACCAAAATTTCTCTTGTTAATGCCATAATATTACCCTTTTATTATTAACTCAAACTAAATACGCTCAACGCTCCGGTATTGCAATCTACCAACGCAACATTATATGTTGGTGCCTGCGGTGTTGTTACGTCTTTCGACCATGCCAATACCTTTGATTTGTTTGTTACTTTTGCCGTTTCCGGTGTTACTACAATAACATCGTTAATCGTTCCGGCTTCAATACATTCTTTCAATTTCTTTTTTGCGGCTTCGTCTATCGTCGCAATTGGTTTCGTACTTGTAACAATCAAATTGTCCTGCTGTGCAATCTGTGCCATATCTTTATAATTTTTTGGTTTAACTTATTTGTTTGTTTCCGGCGCATCCTGCTTTGCTTCCGGTGTTTCCTTTGATTTTCCTCCCGGCTTTGCCGCCGTTGCCAACAATCCCTCGGCTTTCAGTTCTGCAAGAATTTCGGCTTTCATAGCTTCTTTCATTGCTTTTTTCTCTGCCTCTGCTGCCTCTGCTTTGGCTTTTGCACCGGCTTCGGCTTTCTTCTGTTTTTCTGCCTCCAATTTAGCCTCGTTTTCCTGCAACCATTTGTTCGGGTCGTGCATTACATCAACGGTAAAACCCTGCTTTCTCAAATTGTGCAACCCAAAAGATTCAAAGAACTTTTTGCCGAAAACCTGCATACGTGGTTTTGAAATTCTTTCGCCCGTGTCTTGGTTGAATTTCTTAACCTCAATTCGGCAATGATAACAATCTTCCTCGCCCTTTGGTACGATAAAATTTTCCGGGGTAACGTCTAAAATATTGACGTCTTTAATTTGCCCCTCCTCTGTTCTCACTTGCATACTCGTAAAATTTATTAGTTATTACTTTTATTTTCTCGGAAAATGGTATTTGCGTTCCAAATTCCAAAATATTTGTATTTTCTCGCTCAAATCTGCGAACAAAATTAGCAAAATTCAGTTTTACACGCAATTCCGGTTCGCTAATTATCTGTTGCCCATATAAATTTAATACCTCGGCGCGGGTTAAATGTCGGTACGGCTCCAATTCTGCCAACACTAACATACGTTGTAATTGGGTCGAGTCGTTCCGGTACTCCGTTTCGATAATTTGGTTTTGCATTGCGTCCAATTCTGCCTCACTTGCTCCGGCTTCCTTTGCTAACTTGTAACGTTCCCGCAACTCCATTGCATCGTAAATATAAAATTCCGTGCCTAAATTGATTTTTGCAGAAACAAACAAATTGCCGTACCTCAATCGGCAAACCGTTTCATCAACGAATTGTTGCGCCGCCTCAAATCCTTTCTTTACCCGGTTTAAAATTGTGCTTTGGCTCTCAAAATTTGCTTTTATCTGTTGTTCGTTCAATGCGTCTCGTGTTGTTATTTCCTCATTCGTTCCGACAATAGACGTGATAATATTGTTGCGCAATCGCTCTTCCTCGGCAACATTATAATCCAAACTATTACGGTCAACGGTCAACATCTGAACCGGGTTGCGCAAATCCGGTTGTTTGTCGCCATCGGGAACGGGTATTTCAACAAAAGAACCAACCCCGGCAATTCGTTTGTCGCCACATTTCGGGCAACGCTCTAATATCCCGGCTTGGTCTAACTTGTAACGTCCTTGTTTGTCTTTCAAAAACCCGCCGTCGCAATAATCGCCATTTTCTGCGTTGCTGAAATCGCAACTTTGTTCATAGCCGGAATAAATAGGATATGAACCGTACATATCCAAATGCCGTTTTGATATATGATAAAACAGATACCAATCCATGCTTTCCAACTGCTCGGTCAATGGCGACGCCTTAACATCGGGTTCCCTCAAACTTATTGCCTCATTCCAAAAGAAACGGGCGGGGGTATAACCTAAATCGTGGGGGCTGTCAATCAGCAAATCGCCAATATTCCCGTCTTTCTCCGTAAATACCCGGTATCTCTCATCGTCAATTACTGCAATACGTTTGTCGTCCTGCTTGAAAATTATCCATCGCATAACTCCCGTTACCGGGTCTGCATCAAACGTAATTACTTGTTCAATCGGCAACCAATAAAAATACGGACGTGGGTATTTGTCGGCGGCGTCTTGCTCTGTTGGCAAATCCACAATTAGAACGCTGTTAATTTCGGTTTTGAAATATTCCCACCCTTTGGAACTCCAAATCTCCGGTTCTTTTAATACGTTCTGTCTGTAATACTCCCAATCATCCCGTTGTTCGCTTTCCATAAATTGGTAATTAAACGCCGGGTTTCTTCCGTCGAAAATTCGGCTCAACTTATCAAAGCAAATTTTCGTTACCCCGTTTGTCTTTACGGGATAACGAAAAAGAGTTTTGAAGATTCTAAACTTATCGTCGGGTATAAGGTTTGAAACGAAATTCAGAAAATCCGTTAACGGTTGACTAATATACGGCGCAACAAAGGTTTCGGCGTGAAACTTAATGCGCTGTTGGTGTACAATCGCACGGTTAATCGTCGCCCCTTTCTTTTGCTCCGTAATCTGTTTTTTTATGTCGTTTATACCTAATCCCATAATCTTTGCTAAATTCAAAATTTGAGTTTTCCGGCAACTGCCAACCGCCGTTGTTTCCCATCATCAACAAACGTTCGGCGTGCGTTATCTCAAATTCTCGTTTCATGTTATGTTGTGGGCAAACCAATACAACTTTTGTTGTCTTTGCCATTTTATGCCCCGGCTTTTAAATCAGTTAGCGGGTTGAAATCCTCCGGAACAATAATTGCCAAATCATCCGACCAATTCGGCAAAAATGCCCATTGAATGTTATTACTATCCGGTGCCTCATATCCGCCCAATGTTTTATCTCCGATAAACAAAGAACGTATTGGAATCGGATAATGTGTTGTTGCTGTTGTTGGGTCTTGGATTGCTCCAATTGCGCCGTTTTCGTCAAACAGATAAACGCCCAAATTGTCGCCCCAACTTTCGCACTGCAATTCTTTCAAAGCCTTGATAATTTTCTGTGGCAACTTTCTCATAACCCCGGTAAATGGTGTTGGCTCACGTCCGACAATTTCCTCAACGCCCCCCAATGTTTCGTTACCACCTCCAAACGTTCTTGCTGCGCCTGCTTCTGCTGTCGGGGCTTGAATGTATGGGGAAATAACAATCTTTGTATCATCGTCAGCCGACAACAACGGCGTCCACGACGCTTTTTTTTTAATACCTGCATCGGTTGTAAATGAATTTTTTTCTCCGGTGCTTTTGTACAATCTTTGAAATGCTACTTTCTGAATCTGCCCAAAACTTTCCGGGCAATTACTTACGGGAATATCGGGCAAAGCCGCACCCGCCGGACACTTACAAATCATAATCCTAAAATTTTAATGTTTAAAATTCGTTTTATTATCTCCGGGGCTAACCCTTTACCCCATTTATCTTTTGCAAAGTTATAATATTTTTCCGTTAAACTCTTGCATAAATGAAATTTATTGTTAGTTACGACGTTTAACGCCCCTTGTTGCTTGGCTGTATGGTCGTGTATCGCCGTCCGCCAACTCTTTTTCGTATATTCCGGTCAATCCGTCCTCCGGGTCGTCATGGGCATTTGCCGGGAAATCTCTCAAAAATCCGGTTAAATGTTCGTGAATCTTTGGAAAACGTTCCTCCCAACCAATCGGCATTATAATTTGTGCGTTTACCATTGCTGAATTTGTTATAATGCGGCTTTCCTTGTTTGCCCCTTGATAAAATGGTTCTGAAACTGCTTTTATCTTTTTCCTTATAACCTTTTCAAAGCCGGAACCGCCGTTGTTGCTTTCAATCCATGCTTTTTGCGTTCCGCAACGGTTAATCATATCCGGTACGGTAACGGCTGTTATTTCCGTGTTTTCCTGCGTAAATACCATGTCAGTAATTAGCGCATACAAAATCGGTTCAAACCGTTTCTTTTGTTCGTTCCATGCCTCATTACCGGATTTGTAAATGTCATAACATGCCGAAAATGTAAAGTCGTCGCCCTCGTCGGCAACGTCTGTATAATTCCCGCTACGTACATACGTCCCCCATTCGGATTTGTCAACGTATGTTCGGAACGGGTTCCGGTACAATTTACCCTCTGCGTTTCCGGGGTTGCCTTGATACAAACATTGAAATTGTACGGGGTCTAACGCTCTTTGTCCCTCCAATTTTGCCCGGCTGTGTCGTCTATCCCATAACGCCGCCCCCGGTTCCCGTGGGTCAATCTCTGTTGGTTCCCCGGTTTTCAGTCCCTCAAAATTTATTCGTACCCATGCGCCCGCCGGAATGTCTTTTACATCATCCCAACTTTTAATGTCAATTACGGTTTCCCCGCTTTTTTCTATGCGCCCAATCAAATCATCATCATGCCAACGGGTAAACACAATTAATTCTTGGGAATCATTATGCAAACGGGTACGTACAACGGTCGTGTACCATTTCCACGCCGCATTACGTACAATCGGGCTGTTGCCCTCGGCATAATCTTTGTAAACGTCGTCCAAAATAGATACATCAACCGTTTTTGACGTCAACGAACCGCCACGACCGACAACACGCAACGAACCCTTATGCCCAACCATTTCTATGACGTCAGAATTTCGTAAATACGTATTAGCCATTGTTACGACGTTGGAACCGTTCAAATACGTTTCCGGGAACAAACCACGGTAATTTGCTGTATCAATTATTCTTTGGACGTCACGGTTAAAATCTCTCGCAATGGTTGCCGCATACGACCCGATACAAATCTTTTTGTCCGGGTCTAATCCCAACATGAAAGCGGGTAACTTTCGGCTTGAACCCTCGCTTTTCCCATGTTGAGGCGGCATTTGCACAATCATTTTTTTTATTTCCCCGTGGGCGAACTTATCCAATAGCGTATAATAAACGACGTGAAACGGTTCCAAAGCCAAATCCGGTTGCATGTACCGGGCAAAGTTTATCAGCCTATTACGTGCCGCCGCTTTTACTATCTCGCCGGGGTTGTTTTTCAATGCTGCATACATTTTAAGCAATTGTTCTTTATCCATTTTGTTTAATTCTTAAAAATAAACCATATATTTTTGTCTTACCCCCGTATTTTTTCTGACTTAAAAACCGGAAATCTTAAAAAACGACCAATTTTTTGTTTCATTTTCCATTTGTCGCACGCTTTTTCCGAACGTATCATACTGCGATTTTCGACAAACGGGCATTTTAAACAAATTGGCTTTCCGTCCATATCCAAATTTGAATGTTCAAAATAAAATTCGCCCCAACCACATTCGCCGCACGTGTGTACGGGTTTCGGTTCATCCTTTTTCTTGATATTATTCTTTGTTGTTCGTGCCATCGTCAATTACTCCTTTTTCCGCTAATTGTTTTTTATATTCTGCTGTTTGCAATTTATCGGCGACCGCAAACAATAGGTCGTCCGGGATTGCTGATACATCGTATTTCGGTGCATCGCCGTTTATGCTTTCTTTTATTCCCGGAATCTCAATTTTAATTGGTGCATCAAATCCCAACATCTTTGCCCGGCGTTGTTGTACATTCAAAAGCAAATCCAAAAACCGGGGGTTCCCGGCGGACGTTTCTGTTGTCGTTTCCTCATACCCGTAATATTCCGGGTTGTCGCCATCCTCCAAAACTTTACGGGGCTTTGCGTTCTGTCTGTTTTTCTCTCGCGATTTCCCGGTCTTGGAACGCTCCCACGCCTCCCACAATTCAACCTCCATTTTATCCAACTTTCGCAATTCCTGCGTAACGTAATCGTCTATATTATCCATACGCTCACGTTTCCACTCAATAAGCAATTGTTGCATATCCCAATAAACCATCTGTTTGCTGATTGTGTAACCGACCCCACGCCGGGCGTTTTCTTCATTCAGTCTTTCGGAAATCTCTTTGTACGTGTAACCACGCAAAAACAGATTTGAGCAAAACGACAAATCAAATTCCCTTTGGTCTTTCGTCCTTTTGCACATTTTCGGGCGTCCGCCCCTTTGTCTTTTACTTGCTTCCATTTTCCAACCTTTTTATAATGGTAAAGTCTTTCGCTTTGCTTTCCTCTCAAACATCGCTTTCCCTTTGCTTGTTATTTTCGGGGAATTTTCGTTTTAAGCTGGTTTTGTTTGTTACTTGATACTTTTATTGTCTTTGCCATACTCTTAAACTTCTACATGTTCAATTTGTGGTAACTTCTTTATGTATTCCAACATCGCCGTTTTGCTTTCCTCGGTTTCGTCGGTTCTGTTTATTACCAACTGAATAACTTCCAAAAGATAATCGCTATCAATACACGCATCATCTACGTTGGTAATATCGTACATCGGTTCTGTTATTTCCTTTGTGGCTTTCAACAAATCCTTTGCCAACTTTGCGGCTTTCTTGAACCTCATTTTTTCGTCCCTCTGAAAACATTTTCCCAATTTGCCCAATTTGCTTTCCGCATCAATTGCGCACGAATTAGCCATGTCAGCCAAAAGATATGCCGTATTTGTAAGGAACAACGCTTGCTTTCTTACTTCTTCTTTTTCTTCGTTTGTCATAGTATTTTGTTAAAACGTTCTTTAAAATGTTTGTATTCCTCGGCGGTTTCCTGCTGCATATTACCGCAAACCGGGCTTTCCGGTTTGTTGTGTGGGTGTTTGCGCATAAATTCCGGGTTTTTCTCACGTCCTGCAATTTTAGTATATGCCATTTCCTGCAATTCTTTTTGGGAATATCCAAACAATGCTGCAATATGGAACAATACGGCGTTCAAATCTGCTAACTCGTCTATAATTTCCGACGTGTTTTCCGGTATTATTCCATTTACCAACATATCATCAGCAACAACAAACAATTCGTGGTATTCCTCTGTAAGTTTTAAAAATCTCATTTGAAAGTTTTTGCCGAAAAGTTTATTCATCTTTTCAAACAATCTCTTTTCGTCAAAGGTCAATCCGGCGGTATTGGCGTCTTTTTCTTCAAAATTAGCCATAAACGTTTGCATATCCATTTTGCCAAATTTTCCGTCCGGTGTCAATACAATAAAATTTCCCTCCGGTACGTCCAACATTACGCCGTTTTCGGTCGGGAATGAATAAACCGCCAAACCTCCGGGCGTTCTCGGAATCTGCATTATTCCGCCTCCGGTAAAAATCTGCAATTTTTCCCAATTATCACGCTTTACGGGTAATGCACGAACTTCTAACAATCGGCGGCAATAAATATCCCCGGCGGTTTCGTCCGGCATACCTAAATTTGTGCGCAACTCATTTGGCAAATTTCCCGCCCCTTTTTCGTATTCAACAAAGAATATTGCACCACGCAAAAGGTTTTGTTCTTTAATCGTCCTTACGTCTTTTATTCTTTTTCCGTATCTGCCTTGAACTGCATATATTGCGGCTTCAATTATTCTTTCCTCTTTGTCCGGGGCGTACATTTTAAGTTCAAAGTAATTTTCTTTCTCTGTAACTTCCGGTTCTGTTCCCGTTACATCTTCAATCATCAAAAACGTTTCCGCGTCAAACGGAATAAAACTTCTTTTTTCCATATCTAATTCGTTTTGAGTTATTTGAATAAGTTTTTCATGGACTTGTTTATCGCATCCAGTTTATCATCCATTGATGGATGAACATATAGATTCATAGTCGTAGATACATCTGAATGCCCTAAGATACGACTCGTTGTCTTCATATCGGCTTTAGATGCAATCATGCGTGTGGCGAATGAATGCCTTAGACCGTGGAACTTAATACACCTGTCCAATCCAACTTCATTCAAAACGAGATGCCTGTAATAGTTTCGGTAAACCCTTGGCTCACAAAACTTCTCATCTCCTGTTATAACGTAAAAACTATCATTATAGCAAGCCTTGAATTTTTTCAAGATGCCAAGTAAATCACGCCCTATGGGTATGTCACGGCGGCTTTCTATGGTTTTAGGAGTCGATTCTATTACTTTACTCTTCTTTGTGTCAATATCCAAGATTCGTTCAATCGTACGAGCCACATGAATGCATTTGTTATTAACGTCTATATCTCCCCAACAAAGACCGCAAATTTCACCAATTCGCATACCTGTGCATAACCCGATTAGAATTCCTAAACGTTTAGGTTTAGGATTGCTCATTATAAATGAAATGATTTTTCTTTGTTCAACCTCTGTATATACTTCAAGATCTTTAGAACCTTCCATATTAGCGGTAGGGAATTGAACACGGTACTTTACATACTTTACCTCGAATCGTTCCATAGCATAATACAGAAGCATTTTGAAAGATATGAATATATCTTTAGCCGTTTTCACGGATAATCCTTCTTCAATTAAGGAAAGCATGAATCTCTGCATTTCGTCATTAGTGACATATTCCGGTTCTTTATCTCCATATATAGGAAGTATTCTTTTAGTGAACTGAAAGACATAAGCGGAGCATGTGCTTTCCTTTACCAACTTGCGTTTCACAGGAAGCCACCTATCATATATCTCTTGAATCGTCATAATGTATTTCTTTTTTTATTGTTAACTTATTTTCCGCATCTTTTATTATGTCGCTAAAACCTAAAGTATCATCTTTTTGGTTTAGAAGAATATACTTCATTTTTATGGATTTTTCCAAAACGTCACCATGGTAAACATATCCCATAATCCCGCGAATTGATAAATTAAGGAGCAAAATAGGTATTGATCGTGCAGACAACTCCCAACATGTCACCATATTCTGCGATGGAAAGTGCTCCCAAGGAATCTTGTTGTGGCACCGCTGCCACCAATCAGCGATTATCATAGAACCATTTCCGGCTGTAGGCTCATGTATCGAACCAGCCTGGCTGGTTAATTTAGAACAAAGGATTCCAAGGGAGTTTGGTGTGAAATCCTGTTTCTTCTGCTTCCGCTCTGACAATTCATTCTCATACAAAGCCTGAAACCAATCATAAGACATATCGTAATCATTCATACGGATCAATTCGTTATAGATTTTATTGCGTAATTCTACAGAACCGTCAAGAATACGCATTACTGCATCAGGAAGATCTCTTAAATCTTCTATATGAAATATTTTAAATGCTTCTTCTTTTGTCATATTAATAATCAATTTCTGTTAACCATGCATTATCGTTCTCAAAATACACTCTATAGCCTCTCACCGTTTTATGACCTTTCTTTTTTAAACAAACATCACTTATGTGAGATGGAGTAATACATAATTTTGCACCAGCCTCATTGACAGAAGCATATACACCTATCAACTTCCTGTCTTTAATAACGACAACAGATTTCTTATTCATACCTGCACCAGTTTTATGATGCGCTCCACAACCTTTAGACAGATTTTTTATACTTCTGGCCTTGGAACGTTTTGAATGATAGGTCATTCTCTTCCCTTTATTATGTGGAGTACAACCTTTTAAAAACTGGCCATTAACAAGATTCCTCTCAGGCCGCTCAGGCGGTATATATAATTCACTCATATCTAATCAATAAACGGTTAATAATAAAACAATCAGTCCTCCGGAAATTGTGGCGTACAAATCTTTTTTATCAAATACGCCTCCGTGTTTTTTGTTGTAAACCTCACGCAATACCCCGGTAAACGCAACGTTCGCCGGGGTTGTACTCTCTGTTTGGGTCGAACGGTTCGGGTTGCTTAACTCTCATTCTTTGCCCGCTTCGTTTACATAGTCAAACAATGCGTCCAAATCGTCCTTTGCGCCTTTTACGCAAATTCGTACCCTATCGCCGCCCGCTAATGCGGTTTCGACAATCTCACAATTATACCGGGGGGCGTTTATCTGTATCATTGCCGCCGTGGTATTCGTTACAAACTCGTTTCTTTCTTCCATGCTCTCGGATTTTTGAAGTAAATTAAATGCCTCCGCTGGTTCGTTCTCGCTTTGACACGCCCCCAACAAAAGCGTTGCCAAAGATAACAATAAAATCTTTGCTTTCATCGTTTTACCTTTCTTTTAATCCATATAAACCGTATGCCAATGCCGACAAACAATATTTTCGCCTCAATATCAACATAACGGTCGTAACCGTTTATTGCATCAATGGATACCCCAAATTGCCAACTATGATATTGCCAATACTCACGGGCGTAAACATAGACGCCGACCCGTCCGATATGAAACCCAATTTGCGCCGTATGTACGTCGCCATTGTTGCGGATAATTCCAACCTGTTTTTTACTCATATCTCCAAATATATTTTTTATAATGTTTTAAACGTCCCTTACAGCAACTAATAATATTTCCATGATTAAAACCGCATCTTTGCGCATCATGTATGCAATCCCATTTCTTTATAAAATTACCCTCTAAATCATATTGATAAACGGGTTTTGCATTGTGATTATCTTTTCCGGTTTTCTTAAACCATGTATTTACTTTCTTCATGGTTTCACGTTTATTATTAATTGCTTTTTGATAATTCAAATTTTGCTTTCTCGTACACCAACGTAAATTAGTCGCATCGTTATTGGCTCGGTTGCCGTCGATATGGTCTATTTCCGGCAAATTGTCCGGGTTCGGAATAAAAGCCGCCGCAACTAATCTATGAACGAAATATGTTTTGTTTTTACCATTATCTGATAGTATTACCCGCATATATCCGTTTTTACTAATAGATTGCTTTCGTATCGCACTTTTACCCGTTCCCCGATAATTTACAGACTTTATATTACCTTTGTCTGAAACTTCATAATTAGCGTTTATAAACTTCCAATTTTCCATCTTTTTTTTTGCAAAGATAATATTAAACCATAATACAACAAACTAATACGTTTCTTTTATTTTATTGTATGCCTCTTTATCCAATACCATAACTTTAGGATATTCGACAATACAACCTTTTGTATATACGAGATTATAGATACCCAATTGCCCCTTAACCGGAAATTCAATAACCCGGCGGGGGTTGCGCATCAACCACCCGTACCCCTTTGTTATTTTCGCCCTCTTTTCCTTTGGAATCCGGGTGTTTTCCCAATCCTCCGCGGTAAAATCCTTAATTGGTTTTATGTCGTACAACTCAACCAATCCCAAAGTAACGCCGCTTTCCATTCCCGGATAAACCGGGTTTGCCGACGAACAAATAAGAACGTCGCCACGGTATGACGTTTTTTTGCTTCTAACTTCAATTGATTTTCGCCCGTAAACAACGCCGTTTTCGTCTTTGTATGCCGCCGTTACCAAATCATTTGCGTATGGCTGTTTGACGGTCAACGCACGCCAACGGTCGTGTTTTTCGGGGTCATATTCTTTGCTATTAAACTGCATAACTTTATTTTTTATCTTTCCCGGCGGGTTCCTTGTAATGGGCAAAACCAATTGGTCGTATCGGTTCCGGCTCCGGAACGGCTGCGTCCTCCTTATTGTATTCAAAAGAAACAATAACCGTTCGCCCCTTTGTCCGTGTCCCAATCAGCCGGTAACCCTCCGGGATTTGAATTTTAATTTCGTTCCTCATTCTCAAAATGGCAAATCATCTTTGTCTTGGTCGGGAATTGGCGGCGGCGGTGTTGGTGCGCCTCCCTGCTGCGTTGTTTGTCCGTCTTTCTTTGGCGACAACATCTCCATATTAAACCCGTAAACTTCTGTAATGTATCTTTTGACGCCGTTGTTGTCCTCATAACTGCGGGTTCTTATTTTCCCCTCAATATAAAGTTTATCGCCCTTTTTTACATACTCTTTTGCAACCTTTGCCAATCCATTTTGCAAAACAATATTGTGCCATTCGGTGCGCTCCGGTACTTCTGTACCATTTGCCGTTTTAAATGCTCTGTCAGTTGTCGCCAACGTGAATTGCGCAACCGAACCGCCGTTGTCGAAATCTTTATACTCCGGGTCTTTTCCGACGTTACCCATTAAAATAACTTTGTTTACACTCATAGAAATATAGCTTTAAAAATCCAACTTCCAATACTCCATAACGTCCAAATGTATGACGCAACCGTTAACGCCACGAACGTATAAAATACAATTTTATATCCGGTTTGTTTTTTGATTTTCATCTACTTAAATTTTACGCCATCCAACAAATATTCTTTTTTCATATCCGACCATCCGGCGGCATGATTTATCGCTTTCCGGTCGTCGTCGTAAACAAATCCAACTATCCAACCGCCGACGTTTGATTGTTTTATTAGTCTTACCAATTTACCGACGAAAAAAGAACGGTATCGGTAATATGCTGAATTTTCACTAACAAACAAAACCCGTCTTTCTGCATTTATTTCGGGCGGATTTTCGATTTGCGGGCGTTTCTCCCTTTCCGGGTACCTTTGTACCCTTTTAAAATCATTTTGGATTGAACGGCGGGAAATTGCCCCGTAATCGGGTGTTCTTTTTTTCGTCCTCATATTTTCAAACTTCTGTATTCGTTTTTAAGCAATTCAATAATCCGGACGTTGCCCGGATATATTCGCATTTTCTCACGGTCGCCATTCTCCCAACATGAATGATGTTCAAAACATAGTATATTTATATTTCTTGCATCATGCGCCATTTCGGGAAACGCTCCGCGGGTCAATATATGCGAAGAATAAACGGCGGAATAATTCCGTAACGGCTTTAAACATTCTTCGCATCTGTGCGGCTTATGCTCCCAAACCCACCGGAAAAACCGTTCATTGGCAACGGGAATGTCGCCACGCCCCAAAACGCAATGTCCGAACAATTCCCGTTGTATTTGAACCCGTAACCGTATATCTAAACAGAAATTACGAATATCCAATAATGGCTCATATCCACGTTTAACGCAATAGTCATATTCGCAACGTTCGGTTAACAATATAGGTTCCATTAATCATTTTCATTTGCCGGATCGTCAACTTCCGGGAATAACCCGTCATCATTTCCGCCCTCCGCATCATTTACATAAACCAAATCGTTTGCCTCGCCATCAGCCCCGAACAACTCCAATTGGGCTTTCTTTCCCTCAAACAGAAATGCGTAAACTTCGTTTTCAATGTCGCAAACAATGTAGTCCAACTCTTCCTCAAAACCGAACGTTTCAACGTTGAATTTCATTCGTGGGGTGTTGATTGCTATTTTCTGATTGTTTGATACGGTAAACAATCCGGTTAAAACGACGCCTACGTTATCATCTTGCCCGGACAAAGAAACGCCCCTAACCTCTATATTCCCCAAACATTCCTCCGTAAATGCGGCTGCAATTTCTGTTTGTTTCTTGGTCGCCTTGAAATCCGGGGTTGCAATCATGGTTTTGAACGACGTAATATTGAACACACGCCCCATAATCGGGCAAAGGTCTTTGAACAATTTTCGCAAATCCGGGTGTATGTCCTTTGCGCTCAATACGTGATACTTGTTTGTGTAACTCTCGTTTCCGACAACTTCCGTTACTTCATAATGTACATCTAATCCGCCATCTTTCAATAACTTTACTTTTGATAATGAAAACTTTTCCTTTGTAGGAATCGGCATAACATTTTGTTTTTTTTCGCTCATAGTTTTTAATCTTTATTGTTTCCCGGTTCCTCCAGGTCGGTTTCTTCTTGGAAATACTCGCACGGTTCATCATCAGCGCAACGACCGGACAAACAACATACCGGATAATCCACGCAATCAATGCACATTTTTTTTCCTTCGTTCATAATTTAAAAGTCTGTTTCATTTAACAATTTTGCAACCTTGTTTTCCGGCTCTGCATCCGGTGCCAATTTCGGTTTCGGGTCGTGAACTAAAACTTCCCTTTTTACCTTTTTGGTCTTTGCGGGTTCCGGTTCCGGGTTTAACTTCAATTGTTCCGCCGGATATTCTTTTGGTTTCAGTTCTATAATACCATTTTCTACCAAAACCGGAATACAACGTTTGCAGGCTTTCACGTCCTCCAACGCATCATGCGCCGGGAATGTTTCGCCGGGGAAACATTTATTATAAAGTTCTTCCAACGTCGGATATTTGATACCTTTCCCGTTGTTTTTTTTTGCACCGACAAATTTAATTGTTTTCATCATGGTATCAATTCGTTTTCCCTTAAACAATGCGTCCTCCGCTTTTGCGTCGTAATACTCACGCCCCATAATTCGCAATATCATTGCTTTTACAATTGACGTATCAAAGTAAATGTTGTGTCCTACTAACAAACGGGCTTTTTCGCAATCCTCCAAAAATTCGTCTATAATATCAGCAAATGGGACGCCCTCGGCGTTTGCTCTCTCTGCTGTAATTCCGTGAACTTCTGTTGACACTTCCGGTATTTCCCATCCCTCCGGCTTAATAATGTAGGAACGTTCCTTTTCGTTTACCGCCCATGCCAATTGCACAATATTTGGAAATTCCGCAAAATCAACGTCCCATTTTGCGCCCTTTGGGGGCAACCCGGTTGTTTCACAATCGAACGTCAAAACATCTTTCATAATGTCGTTTATCTCATTTCCTTTGCTGTCTTTCAATGTTACTTTTTTCATAATCAAATTTCATTTGGGTCTGTTATATATATATAATATTCTTCACTTGCAAGTTGTTTTAAAAATTCGATATGTTCTATTAATTCCGCATTGCTCAACTCTGCAATTGTCCGCAACCGGGTTTCATATTCCCCGGTTTCAATATTCGGTATTTGCTCATACATTACCGGGGACAACTCACGCAAACGGTGTTCCGTCTGTTCCTCTGTCAGACGCTCCCCGGCTTCCCATATACCCGACCGGAACGTTGGAACAACATAATTGAAATAATACCCTTTCAAAGCCTCCGACGAACCGGGAGACGCAACGGTAAAACGTGCAATTATTCGGCTTCCTTTGTGCATGGCAAAGAATTGGTTCAACTCTCCAAAATACATTCGTAATTTGCCATCATTACCGATATTACCACTACTTGAAATTTCACGCCTTTTCATTTTTATACCTCCACATATAACCTTTATGATTTTTTTATGAAAATCTTTTTTCCTTAATCCAACTATCTTATATCCATTTAGATTTGCTTGTCTTAAAAATCTTTCATTAATGGTTTGTTTCCATCCGTTTTTCCGTGTAATGACTCTTTGCAATGATTTTACACGCCCCAAATTACTAACTTGATATATCCCTGCATATCCGGGAACATCTTTCCAAATTTCATTTTCCATAATTGCCAACTTTTAAGAACTGCCAACAAATAAGAAACGGGGCCGGGCTGTTGGCTTGCCCTTTCGGCCGGTAGCTACTCCGACCTATCCCCATTGCAAATATAGATATTATTTTTATTTTTCATTCAATATGTATTTGATAAATTGTTACAAATACCGTAACACCACCGTAACAATTGTACAAACTATTTTTTAATACTTTCATTGTCTTTCTTTTCTTGGTCAACCAATTGTTTCATTGTAATATTAAACGCTTCGCCGCCAACTTCCAATATAAACTTTCTTTCGCTGCTTGAATACCCCTGCAATTTTTTATCCATCGCCGACGCATAAAGAACGGTCATTTGTCCCGGTTCAAATACTCCTTTTTCCTGCAAACGGTCTATCGGGTGCCGTTTCAATGGGGCGTTTGCGCTTATTCCTGCATTTCTACGGGTGTTTTCCAAATCGGAAATAACCACTTTCAGATTATTGTAAAATGCGGGTGTTTCTAAAACGTCCGCAATAGTCATGTCTTTTACTTCTTTCATTATTCTGCAATTGTATAACCTTGTTTTATAAGGTAGTTAATTATTATACCATCATCAATTTGTTCTAACAAAGCATTTTCATTATATCCTGCATACTTTGCGGCTTCTATTATTTCGGACGCATCCAAATTATCTTTTATCATCTTTTTTGATAATTCTGTTTTATCTGTTGTTTTCAGATTTTCTATTGCGTCCTCAATATTAAATTCTATTGTTGTAAGCATATTGTTTTAGTTTTATGGGGGGCTTTGATTTACGCCCCCTGGTTTATTATTATTGTTCTGTGTATTCCTCAATCAACAAATCATCCTGCCCACGGTGTACCTCTTCGACGAAACCTTGATACCCCTCTTTGCGTGCCAAATCTATAATCGCTTTCAATCTCTTTTCTCCCAAACTTTCGCCCCTCGCAATGCGGAATACTTTCACGGTTGGGTTACTTGCAATAATCAGTTTTGCGGCAACCTCCATTATTTGCGAATCTGAAACCTTTCCGGCGACAAATGGGACGTCATTCAATACCAACCCATCATCACTAAACGAAAGCCCGGAAATCGGCAATTTCGCCGACGAAATAAGTTTTTCACGCTCGGCGGATAATTCCGCGATTTCTGAATCCATCTTTTCCGCTTCTGCTTTTTTGTCGTCTGCTTGTTTTTTCTTTGAAAGATAATCGGCAACCTTTGCAGCCTTTTTGTTGTGTTCCTCGGCTTCTTTTAATTGTTTTTCTGTATCGAAATTATTCGGGTTCAAAGCCTCATAATCTGTTAACCATTTTTCGGCACTTGCTATTTTTTCCTCATAATCTTTCTTTTCTTCTTCAACGACCGAAACGGTTTGTTTATACGTCTTTTCGGCTTCTTCCATTGCTTTCTTTGCCGCCTCAATTGCTTTATTGTATGAATCTTTGGCGGCTGCCAAACGTCCCGGAATCTCTGCCAATCTCCCCTTTCTTTCTTCCATACGTAAACGCACGCCCTTTGCTTTCTCAACCAACTTTGCGTTTTCCTGCTGTTCTTTCATCAGTTCCGTAATGTCCTTTGGTTTGGCATACGTTTTCAAATCCTGCGTTGTCAATCCCTGCCCGGCTGCATCTGATATTGATTTGTAGGTTTTCAAATCTCGGTTTACTCCGGTACGTTCTGTTTTAAGCCCGGCAACGGTTGTATCAATTTCGGCAATCCTTGTTCTTACTTCTTCCGGCAACAAAGACTTTACAACCTCAATTTGCTTTCTGCGTCCCTCGGCGGTTTCCGACCAACGGGAAAATTCCACGGCGTCAAAATCAGTATAACCGAAAATCTTTTGCAACATAGAAACGTTATCACTTTTCATTCCGGTTGTCTTTGATTTAATTGATAACGTGCCACGTGGGTTTGCTTTCGTGAATTTCAATTCAACCTCGTATTCCTCGCCGTCGTCGCCGACAATCATTTTTGCAAAACCTTTGCTTTCTCCGTTCTTCAATACGGCGTCACGGTTCCCGGTCAACAAAGCCCCAATTGCTTTTAATACGGTTGATTTTCCCAACTCATTATCTCCGGTAATGAAATAAACGTTACCGTCGAAATCTGCGTTAAACTCTTTAATTACTTGGAAATTTACCAATTCTAATTTCTTAACTATCATATTGCTCTCGGTTTGTGCCGGGGTTTCCCCCGGCGGGTTAATATTATTTTTTGTTTTCTCTTATTCTTTGGTATATCATTGTTTGCACCTTAACAAATGCGTCCCGGCTTTCTTTCGCTTCCTCAACCGTGCAATCAGCAATGAAATTTTCCAAACGCTTGTATAATTCGTTCAACTCTTTGTCGCTCATTGCGTGCCGGATTGCTCCTACTTCATCAACAAACTTTCCCATCTTTACAAATCCTTTTAAGTTCTTCCAAATCCTTACGTTTCGGTTCTTCTGCGTTCTTGGTCGCATCAATCAAAGGCATATTGTTTGTTGTTGTCGTCCATCTTTTACCCGTTGCCGGGGACGTGTAAGTTACTTTGTAATATCCGTGTCCGGCAATCTCAAAATCAAAATCGTAAATCGTTGTTTTCATAATAAAATGTTTACTTTCCGGGAACCCGCCCGGTCGGTGTTTGTCATACTTTGAAAGATTTTGGCTTTATAGCTTCATTTAATCGGTTACCGAACCATCATTTAACCCTTTGTAGATACCGTTGCTTACTTTCTACTCTTACGAACTTAATCTTTCAACAGTCTTTTTGCATTTTGGTTAGACTGTGGGGTCTTTCGTTGTTTGACACTGCAAATATACGCATAATATTTTAACTACCAAAATTTTCTCTTTTTATTTTCAAGAAAAAACAATAAACCCGGAACGTTATACATTCCGGGCATAAATCAAAACAGCCTCATTTGTTTATCTGTTATTTTAGCAACAATTGCATCAACTTCACCTTCTAAACGTTTACACGTTTCCAATATTTCCGGTCTGCGTTGGGCAAAATATCTGCGTTGGTTATGTCGCATTTGTCGAATTAACTCGGCGAACTCTTCCAACGTTATTTTTCCCGGATTTTCGATTTGCGGGGCTTTTTCTTCTTCCATGTATATTTTATCCATTTTGTAATTAAAATCGCTCTACGTGGCTAAAACAAACGTTCGTGCATATTGCTTGGTAAATTCTGACGCACCCAACCGGGGTTGTTGCGCAAAATGTATCGTCCAAAGTGCATTATCAACGTGGCGTCGGCGTTCCACAATGTCGGTTTCAATTCCGGGTACAAATTCCCGGCAATCTCTTTGTATCTGCGTTTTCGCTCGCTCTTTTCCTCCTTTTTCCGGCTTATCTTTGCCCGCAACTTCAATTCGTTTTGCCATTTCATAGGATGCGCCATAACAAACGGAATGTCGCAAACTGAAATGATTGCTTTCAACTGCTCAAAGTTTGCCATCATCTTTTGTATTCGGTACAACTTTCCCATATTGACGCCATCGGCACCCGGCGTTATATCATCCGGGCGCACACTTAGTTTTTCAAGAAAAACAATTGGCGAACATATTGTTTTCAAATGATTCAAATAATCTCTTATGTCGTTTATATCCTCCGGCATTTTTATGGCGGTTATATTGTGGTTTGGTCGCCATGTTACAATACCGCCATTGCTTCCCGGGTCAATTCCCACTACTGCTGAAATTCTTATATTTTTTTCCATATATAAACCTCCCGCTTATTGTAAAATAACCTATTACGCCAATTATAAAGCAAACAATAAATAGTTCCATATTTAAAACTTCATGTAGTTATCAACTTGCATTTCCTCGGCAATCATCCGGTCAAATGCTTTTATAATCTCCTTTTTCCGGGCAACCTCAAACGCCGTAAAATCAATTTCCGGGCTTTCGGTTCCTTTTCGGCGAACTTGAAACGCCGTATATTGGTTAATCATTCCACGGGCTACACGCTGCATATACCGGGCAAACGCTTCTTTGCGGTCGTCCTCTTTAACTTGTACATCATCAGCTAACCCGCATTTTTGCAACCATTCATACAAAAACATATCATCAGTTAGCCCAAATATTAATTTCCCGGTGTATTTGTAGCAAAGGAAAATATAACGGTTCCGCCATTGTCTTTGTATCTCAAATCTCCGGATTTGCTCCGGCGAAATTTCATTGTTTTTTTCCGGTATAGCTTTGTATGCTTTGTCAATTACATCTGTCTGCTTTTGCTTGTATGCTTTCAGAATCTTTGCAAAGTAATCGGCGTTGAACTGTTGATAATGGTTTTTGTCCGGATTCCCTTGTTTATCTTTCGGCAAATATTCGTCTAACTCTCCGGTCGTCGCCAATTCAAAAGCCATCTTAATATCAGCCAACGTCATATCTGAGTAATAACGTTTCAGAATATCCAACAACCGGGATTGTATATAATTCCAATCATTTTCATTCTGTGGTATTATATAACCAACGTCTATTGCTATACGCTTAAACAGTAACGAAAGATTTTCAACTAATTTTGCATCGTCAATTTCCGCAATTGGTGTTTTTGTTGACGCTGCGAAAACATATTTTTCAACTGGGTTTAATGCTTTGGCAAGCTCCGGCAATTGCACCATTCTACGGCGTACTTCAATGGCTTTTGTTCCGGGCTTGGTATTATATATTTCTAACGCCGTATTTTCTTTTTTTTCAATTGCTCCCATATCAATCAAAATCATTGTTTAAATACTTCATCATATCCGCAATTTCTTTGCTGCTTTGCTGCTCTGTCTTTACGGAACGTTTCATTTTTTCCCATTTTTCGTATTTTTCGGGGGTTGAATCATATTCTAACGCCGCCCAACCTTTTGAAATGCTTTCTTTTATCAGAATCAGCGCAAATTCTTCCGGGTATTTACTCAAACCATTTAAGTTTGCTTGTATCGCTGAAAAACTCTTTTGCGACGTTCTCCATTTCGGTTGACACATCAAAATATAAAAGTTCCGTTTAAATTCATCGCTATCAAATGGGAATACAAGTTTTGCAAAGTAATTATCAACTTTATCAATTACTTGTTTTCTGACGTCCAACAATTCCGGGGTAAACCCATAAACAATACTTGCTTTAACTGTTTTTTCTTCGTTTGAAAAATCGGCTTGTGAAAATCCGTCCGGATTTTCTTTAGATGCTTTAGCATCTTTCTTTATAGTGTTATTTATATTATTATTTATATTATTATTTATATTATTTATATATGGCGGATTTTTTTCCGCTTCAACGGGATTTTTTTCCGCTTCAACGGGATTTTTTCCCGCTTCAACGGGATTTTTTTCCGCTTCAACGGGATTTTTTTCCGCTTCAACGGGATTTTTTTCCGCTTCAACGGGATTTTTTTCCGCTTCAACGGATTTGTAAACGGTTCCCCAATCTCTTAACATTTGCGACGGGGTAAAACAAACGTGGTTGTTAATCTTTATTATTTGAATCAATCCCAAATTTTCCAAATTCTTATAAAGCCGCCTTAACGTATCAACCTTATTTGGCAAAATTGGGCAATAAACAGATACGTTTTTATAGTCTGCCATGTAATACGGTTTCCCGGCGTATTGTATTGGATTTTGCGCCAACAAACCAAAGAAACATGACGCTAAAATGCTTTCCGTTGGGTTTAAATCTAAAACCCTTGAACGTACTAAATCTAAAATTAAATAACTTCTTTCGTTCATAGAATGAAAAAGCCCGTAATCCGGGCTACCACACACCGGGAAACGGGCTTTGTGCTAATATTAGCAAATATCTTGCAAACGGTGGTAGTCGTTTGTTTATGCTGCAAAAATAGATGTTTTTTTTGAATTATCAAACATTATTGGTTAATTCTGCGATAAAGCCCTTAATATTTTGCTTTCTTATATGTCCTTTTAATGCCCTCCCCTCAGAGAATACTGTATAATAGCCTAATCTATTCCATGAAACTGCGTTGTTAGTCCTATTTCCCAGATGTATATAGGTTCCACCCTTAGAATTTAAGTCATACAAAAACCGGAGTAACCTTATAGCTTCCTCCTTATCCCCAAGGTAAACAGTAATATACTTTTGATATATATTACTAGTTTTAAGCATAATGTAATAATGGTCTATACACCCATTCACCTTTGCAGCGCACAATTTTTGGTTCCCAAGGTCTGTTACTTTCAACGTTTCAACCTCTACTACAGTTTGGGCATACACGCTTACACACATTACTGATATCACTAAAAACAAAATAATTTTCTTCATTCTTCTATCAATTTTATTGGTTTAAATGCTTCTTTTACCGCAAACAAATTTCCCTCACTTTCGTTTGGAACAATCGTAACAACCGGATAACGGGAACGGTCGCCGGGCTTTTGAGAAACTGCAAATTGTACGTTCATATCAAAGATAATTCCTTTTACAAATCCCTTTTCTTGCAATATTGCGTCGAATGTATCGCGGATATTGGGTATTGTTGACGCTGTCCCCTTTGTCGTAAACTGCCAAACTCCGCCAACGCCACGCACCAACGGAATAATGAAAGTTACGGTTAACGTTACAATCCATCCGTCGCCGCCGTTTAATACGGCACGGTTAGGGTGCTTTTCCGCAACCCCCGCCATCAAATTGGGATAATCCTTTGTACTATATTGACAATATTGTTTTCCGTTCCATACAAAGAACGTTTCCCCGTCGCCGTATGCTATGCGTCGCCCGTCGTCGTCCCGGTATTCGTACATTTCGTTACATACCTTTTCCGGGCAATCATCCGGGAAAATTATTTGAATAGTTTGCGGCTTTTCGCCGTATGCTTTGGTAAACAATCCGGCATACTTTCCATTAGCAATAAAATAGTCAACACTTTTTGGATATTCTTTTCCGTTGGTTGCTTTCTCCTTATACCCTACTTTGATAAGCCCCACACGCGGCAAAACAACACGTTGTATGCCGGTGGTTGGTCTGTTTATGTTTATACGTCCTTTCATAATCAAATATCAATTTCAGTATTTAACAAATCTTTCTTTGTCACGGGTTCCGGCTTTTTAGGCTGTTTTTCTTCGATTTTAGCCACTTTTTCTTTTTTTGGTGTAATTGTACGTTTTGCGGTTTTCTTTTCCTTGACGGGCTTGTTTCCCGCCGTTTTTGCCGTTTTTCGTGTGGTTCTCTTTACGGTCTTGGTTTTCTTTTCCTCCGGTTCCGGTTGTGGTTCGGGTTCCGGGTCTTTCTTCAAATCCTCAACGGTAACGGCTTTTTCCGGTTCCGGCTTTTTCTTTTCCGCCGGGGCTTTGCTTTTAACAAGTTCCGCCAACGTCAGCGAAACAATATTGTTTGTCAAATCCGGTTCGTTATCCAATGATATTTCCCCGGAAACCGCCGTAAATGTATTATCCCGTTTTTCGTCCTCAATTGCTGCCAACTCCAATAGATACGGGATTTTCTTTGCGTTCGGGCTGTCGGTTTGGTCTTTCAAATTGTACGTCGGTTTCTTTCGCCAATCTTTCGGGCTGAAATTGAAAACACGGTCAATCGGAATATCCGGGAAATTTTCATTCCACATCATCGCATATAAATGCAACTGAATTTCCGCTTCTTCGTAAAATCCTTTGCGCCCGCTTTTGAAATCCACAATTGCGTTTATGTATTCTTTTGAACCGGGCTTTGATAACATCGTACACGGCAAATCAATCATTCCGGCGTAATTATGAACGGGGTGTACCAACGCAATTTCCACGGCTAACGGTTTAACGTCATAATCCAAAACAAATTGCGCAAATGCCAATATGTCCTTTTTGAAATCATCAGCGTAATAAATGAAATCGGCTGGCAATTTGTTGTTATCAATATAATCTTTCAATTTGGCTTTCAGTCCGTCCAAATCATAAACCCGGTTAATTATAAGTTCCTCAAATTGGGCGTGCATAAATGTACCATACGCCGCCCGTTCTGCCTTGTATCGCTCCGCCTCGTCAATTCCTTTGTCGGCAATCCATTTTATCAGAAACGGCGATTGCGGCATTGTCTGCGACAAAATGGTTGTGACTGACGGATAAAATTCCGGCGTCCCGTTGTCGTCAAATTTGTAGTAATAGCGGTGTCCTTTGCTGTTTAGCTGCCAAACCTTATACGGCGGTTCAATCAACGCACCATCAAAAAACATTGCTGTCATTTCCTCAACACTCATTCCGGGGATAATTTCAAACGCTCCGGCTGGCTGTTCTATTTCCACCGCATCCCTTCCGGGGATAATCTGTTGTTCCTCGTTAATTTCGGGAAATTTATCTGCTGGCAATTGTCCCATTGCATCAGCCATTTTTTTAACCGCATTTGTTACCCCACTAATTGCATTTACAACGCTTTCTTTCGGCGTTTCCTGCTTTGTTTTTTTCGCTCTCATATTATTATTTTTTTTCGTTATATGTAATATATGTTGCAACCCCAAACATTCCGGCAAACAGGAAATGGGCATAATCCCAAAATCCGGCAATAAAGCAAATTGCGCACATTATGCCGAACGACCATGTAAAGAACTTGTTTTGCCATTCGTCAGAAAAAACAACGTCGGTCATTTTCTCTATTCTTTCAACAATCCTTTTCATTTCTCAATCCTCCAATCCAAACAGATAATCGGCGGAACAACCGCACATTTCGCAAATTATTACTACCCATTCCGGGACAATCCTTTTGGTTGTCCCGTTGCAAAGATTTGTCATATTTACCTGCTGTGCGCTTTCGCTTGCACCCTCAAATAAACGGGCTGCAATATCCTTTTTCAATACCTTTTTTCCGTTCGCCTCGGAACGGGCGATTGCTTCATTTACTCTTAATTTCATATTGTTTATTTTTATGGTTATTATTCTACGTGTCCGCAATGTTTGCAGGTTTTTCCCTCAAATATCGGTTCGTATTCATACGGGGTTAAATACCCATCGCCGCCGCAACATTTATAATCGGCGTCGGTAACTTCCATTTCTCCGCCACATACCGGGCAATCTCCTTTTCCGACCAATACCAAATTCAGAAATGCGTCCAAATGTTCGGAACGTACAACCGAAATTCCGGTTGCTTTGATAATGCCGACAACATCAGAAACCGGAACGTCACGTTCGATACTATCAAACAAAGTGCATCCCCAAAATTCCGGGTCGTCTTGTATCATTTCCTTTTGGATTAATTGGTTTACAATGATTGTTTCAACTTCTGTTGCTTTCTTTCCGGCTGCTTTCGACAAAATGTTCAATTCTTTGTCTTTTCTGATATTCATATTATTTCGCACTATCCCCGTGCGTGGGCTTAACTTCAATGCAAAGGTACAAATATTTCTTTAATGACCCAAAATAAATACTTTTATTTCAAATTTATTTTTGCGGGTTGTTTTGCAATTTACGGCAAACAATATATTTTTGTGGTACCGCATCAACCAAATATCGCTCTCGGTTACTGCGTAAAATTCCCCCGGTGCATATTGATTTATGACGCCGGGGGTCTTTTTATTTATTACTCTGATAATACAACCATTTGTAAATTTCGCCGTAATATCCGGTTTCCAATACTGCTTTTCGTATGGTCTTTGCGTCGTACTCGCCAAATGTTACGTACTCATATATTGACGGGTTTTCATGCAACGCAAATTCAAATGTTATGTCAATATATGCGTCGCCGACCTTGTTAAACGCATGGTCAATCGGTATTGGGACGTTTGTTTTTCCCTCACAATAAAGAATCCGTTCCGGGAACGCCTCGCAAAGTAAATGGGAATTTCGATAACATTCTTTCGGCTTTGGCTTAATTACGTGCCGTATGTAGTCCAATTCGTAATCCTCCAATACATCAGCCGCCGGAACTATTTTAACGGGCTTTGCGGCGTTTAATAAGTCTTGGAAATACGCTTTTTGTCTTTCGTGCAAAGGTAGTTCCAACATCATTTCAATTTCTTTTATTATTATGCTTTCCATCACGTCAATATTTTTATTCATGTATTCCAAAATCGCAATCGCCCCATTGGTCGAAATCCGCCCCATCATAACTAAACGGGTAACGTTCCGTTTCCGGGAAATCCGTCCAACATTTACGCCGGACGTTATTTATTGCAACCCGTTTCGGATTATATCCCGGCTTTTTCTTTTCCCTCAATTGGGCGGCGCAACTCTTACAACAACAACGCCCCCAACCCCGGCGCAAATTGCGGATATCGGCGTTGTACTCTTTGCCGCAATTATCGCATTTCCTTTTTATCGCTCCCATAATCTTAACCCTTTATAAATCCCTTAAAAGCCAAATGGTAAACGTCGTATTGTTGCCCGGTAACATAAAATTCAATCATTCGGTCGGGGTCGCCAACGTCATTTACTGCAATAGTCGGGTACGGGTCGCCGGGATAATGGTTAAAATCGTCCTCAATATCCCGAAATCCCTCCGGGAAATCCGAACGGTCGGCGGCAAAAAACCGGGTTAAACTCTCTTTTATCCGGTTCAACATTTCGTCCCCGTTGGGTTCAAAATGCGCTTTTATTTTATCCTGTCGTCTTAATGCAAATCGCATGGTTAATAAATACTTTTTTGAAACGTCCACGACCTTTGCGCACGTTTCGGGGTTAAACATTCCAATATGCGTATATTCCGGGGGTAATCCCAATTGGTCGGATAACCATTTGTACGCCTCCCGTCGCTTCATTAGTCCACGTTTGTACAACTCATCAAAATATCGGTGCGCTTCAATCTTACATCGGCGCAACTCGGCGTTTGCCAATCGACCCTTTGCCCGGTCGGTTCCATTATGAACACCCACATACGCCCCGCATTGGGGACAATAATAAATCATTCCATAATCAACGCCGTAAACCTCAATACTATTTTTGTACTCGGTCGGAACGTGGCAATACGGGCAAATTCGACCGCTCAATATTTCCCGTTGTTCCTCTGTCAATCGTATATCCATAACAGGCAAAGCCGGGGTTATCCCCCCGGCGGGTTATTATCTTATTTCGTACAAACTCAATGAATTTTCACACAATACCCACGTCGGGAATTTAGGGTTTTGCAGATAACAAAGGTTATCTAATGCCGCCCGGCTTGTATAAAACCACAACCCAAATTTTTTGCCGATAAAATACATATCGTTTACCCCTGTTTCCCGGTATTTCTCCGACAACATTTGTTGGCTGTAAATGATTGACGAAAATTTAACTTTGCCGTCTAACTTGGTTGCAATCTCGGCAATGTCCGTCGCCTGTGTTCTTTTCTTTGTTTCCATATTTGAAATTTATTTGGTTCCGGGAACCCGCCCGGTCGGATTAGTAATAATAAAAGGATATTTTCAAACCCCGGCGCAACTTACAATGTTCGGCGTCTTTGACACAACGGAAAGCACGGCGCAATAATTTGTTCGCCATTTCAACGCCTACTAACTTAATCAAACCGGAAACGCCAACCAACGTGTTAATCTTTTTGCCGTTGAACAATCCGTTTACTTTGATTTTGAAAGTACGGTTAATCTCTATTGTTGTATATTCCAAACTGTTGTAAATATCCGCGGGCTTCATTGTATCGCTCTTTTTGTTGCCGGGAAAACGCCCGGTTGTTTTATTAACATGGCACAAAGATAGGGCATTTTATTTTAACTACCAAAAGAATTTTCTTTTATTTCGATTCGCGGACAAAAAACGGTTCTTTTGGCTCCCTGCAAAGTTATTTTTGGCGAATTTTCATTTTAAGCCACTTTATTTGCCGGGGTGGTACTTTATCCATTCAAACAAAATAATCGAAATACGGGGCTAAAAACGGGCAAAAACAAAAAAACGGGGTTGCAACGCTTGGTTACAATCCCCGTTTCCCGGTATTATGAACAATAAAAGTTACTTTTCTATGGTTACGAACTCAACGCCCAATATCTTTGTTGCCGGGTTCTTGCTTACAACATCAATTTCCCGGTTCTTTATCTTTTTGGTTTTCCAAAGGAACCCAAGAAACCGTTTGTATTGTACCGTTTCGGCAATCAACAGACTATCCCGGTTTATATGCGTCCCGGTAAATTGTCCGTCCGGCGTGGCGCATCCGTGCAACTCAACCCACGGTTCGACAATATCGACGCATCGTAAAACGGTCGTAACCGTATCGCCGGGCAAATATACAACACTATCCCGGACGGTTGCCCGCAATTCGTTGATTGTTTCCATTTGGGTTGTTGTAACCCGTTCCAAATCCCGGTTCTTTGTTTGCAGGGTTTTTATTAGTTCTGCATCGCTCGCCCGGTATCTTTCAAACTCTGACAATTTCAGTTCCAAAACCCCAACTTTTGCGGCGTTCAAACTATCTTTTGTTTTGTACGTTTCGACGTCCTGCAACAATGTTTCTGTATTTCCCCGGTATCTGTTCCGTTCGTCCGTCAATTTTTCAATTTTCGTTCGTTGCACCCATATTGTTGCAACGGCGGCAACTACCATCGCAATTGCCGCCCAAATCAAATACTTTTTCATACAATTTTCTTTATTGCTTCAAAATGTACCTTTGCAATCCTTTCTCTTCCGTCGTCGCTCATCATAAAACGGCAATCCTTTTCATTATCAAAAAAGAAATTTTCAGATAATACCGCCGGGCAAACAGTATGTTTCAGAATATAAAATTGGCTTTCTTTGTCCGGGTCGCCGTCCACATAATCAAAACGCATTTTCCAACCATCCGGGGCAAACTCTTTTTCCGCCTCCTTACAAAGAACGGTTGCGATTGCATCCGCTTTCGTTTGTCCTACGCTTGTGTAACATTCCCACCCGGTGCCGCCTCCGGCGTTCCCATGAACGCTAAACAAAACGGCGTTGTTGCCGCAATCTGCATGGATAACGTTTGCACGTCGGCAACGTTCCGGTAATGATACGTCGTTGTCCTCCGGTACCAAAATTTCAAACTTTATTCCCTCCGCTTTCAACATCGCCGCAATACGGCGTACAATATCACGGTTAAACTCCCATTCAAACAATTGGGAACCGTCGCCCCAAATGGGGGAACGTTTTCCGGCGCAATCCACGCCGTGACCTCCATCAAGAATAATTACTTTCTGTTTCATAACTCCATTTAAAATTTTTATTGTAAATGGGGACGGGCTGTTGGCTTGCCCTTTCGGTCGGTTAATTACTCCGCCTATCCCCGTTGCAAATAGAATTATTTATTTACTCATTTTCTTTTTTATGGGGCTTTTCGCCCCGGTTATTATTCATAAAATTCTGTTGCCCCCTTTTCTAACTCATCCGGTATAAACGGCATACCTACCATTTCTTTGAAGTTTACAATAACCTCAAACAAAGGTTTTCCGTCTGTTCCGCTTTGCAGATAAAAGCCATCATCAATATTTGAATTAGCCAAAAATCTAACTGACTCGCCCTGCTGAATTGGGAATGATATACTTTTAGACTGAATGTTCTTGGCAATCTTTCTGTTTGCTTCAATGGTTGTTGAATATCGGCTGTTTGGAACTTCCGTTAATGAACCATCCGGCGCAACCTTTACAGCCCAAAAATTTGCCTCATTCATTGTGCTTGTTTCGTTGTATGCCTGCCCGGAATACTGAATTGTTATAATTCCGTCTGCCTCCGCCAATAAATCTCCTTGAACTTTGTTTGGGTCAGACGCTCCGGGGTCTGCCCATGCGTTATTGTTGCTTACCAACGCCAAACCCTTTTTAATTCCCAAAGGTATATTTCCTGCAATCTTGTTATATGTATATCGGTAACTTGCATCACCTGCCGGGGTCATAACAACAAATTTTGCATAGTCTTTCTGATACTCCAAATATTTTTCCGAAATATGCGAACTATCTGTTATTACCATTCGATTAAACCACGGGGTTATATCCCCCTCAAAATCATTCAATACCATAGTTGTTGGTATCTGCGAAGCATTAGGGAATATAATTACCGCAAATTCCTTTGCGTCAGTAGGAACAACAAACGTTTTTGTTGCTTCATGGATTCCGCTCACTGCATCCTCTGATATAAATAATTTGTCAGAAATGCTCCATCCTGCATTGAATTGCGGTTGGTCGTTATTGTAACTTACCAATTCCGGTGTTGGTGCTACATTTTCCGACCCGGTGTACTTCATCAATGCAACCACAAAGGCATTTTGTTTGTCTGTAATTTTAACGGTAGCTTTGTAATTTTTACCACGGCAAACAAAGGTGTCAAATCTGTTATATCGCTTAAACAAAGAAAATACGGGCAAATCCTTGTTATTATCTTTAACAATTAGTTGATTATTAGATATACTTACCTTTGCTGCTGTCTTAACTGACAAATATGTATTATCCCCCATATATGTAACATCATTGTTAATTTCCGTTTCGGGTTCGGGGAAAATCAATGTCCTTGCAAGGTTCAAAGAATTATATCCGTAATACTTGTTGTTCATCTTTACTTGATACCCGGTAAATGCCATAAATGCCAACAACGCCTTTCCTACTCCATAGTCTTTGCCTACTGACTGAATCAACACACATGAATTTGCCCCAATAGACAATAATTCTTCATTTGGGAAATTGGTTTCTATACGCAAATGAACATCAGTATATGCTTTGGCTTGACACTCTCCTAAATACAATTCTTTTCGCTGCTCATCGCCCGCATTGTAGTCAATTTGAACTGCCATAGGATTGCCGTTAACGTCCAATAACGGGGTATCTGTGTCGTCAACGAATTCAAGTCTAATCCAACCGTCCTGCGTAATTCTGTTATCCCCATATTGCGTTGGCTCAATATACAAGCCAATTAAAAAGGTTGTTCCTCCGGATATATTGGGGTCGTCCTGCGGGTCAATATCTTGTATAACGAAAGATTTCTTTTGCATATCTTGATATACAGCAATACCGCCTTTGACTTTCAAATCAGAAAACCACAATCGGGATTTTGGATATTTAGAATTTACCAATTCATCATTTCCTAACATAGCCAATATTCCCTCCGCATCTTTTTCTGGAACAACGGATAAATCAGCCTTGTAAATCGGGTCGCCATCGGGTGTTTGTCCATTTCCAACTTGTGCAATGCGAACCGTTCCATCCATACTTCCGACCTCTGTTGCTTTGAATGATTTTTTTGTTATTTTATCATTAAACAGAAATGGAACATCGCCCAAATTTACATTTGCTTCGTCTGTGTCACTGTCGTATTCAATATAAAATGGTTTTTTGAATCGTAAATTCTTTGTCTGCAACACGATATTTCCCTGCTCATCGCTTGTTGTTAGGCTGCTATCAATAGTTTTATACCACGGAATAAAATCCCACGTATTTTCGTTCTGAATAGGCAAAAAAATGCCTGCAATCCCATTGCTTGTAACGGTTATTGGTGTATTTGCCCCATCAATACTTTCTCCGCCTGCCGGGCTAATTATCGCCTTATAATTGGCTGCCCCCGGTTCTTGTATAAGTTCCAAAATGATAATACGGTTATCCGATACGGGCGGCAATGTCTGTTGAATTGTTTGGTTGTTGCTCATCTGATAAACCAACAACAAAGTTGTACTTTTGTTGTACGGGTCTGTATTCAGATTTACCCCCTTTTGTACCTCTTGGCGGTTGGCATAGAATAACGCCTTAATCTGCTCGTTTGTCTTTCCTGCTGTTGCCGGGTGCGCTGTTTTAGACAATGCAATAAAAGCCGCATTTTGCTTAATCATACGGTCAAACTCTGTTGGGCTTATTGGGTTCTTTGCGTCTGCCAATCCTGCCGCCAAACCTTTTTCTTTGAGTTTTGCCAAATCTACGTCCGCTAAATCATTCTGAGCAAAATTACCGTCCTTTGCTTTTTTCTCAAAGTCTTTTGCATCAACATTTGAAAGGTTTTTGCTTGCCCCGCCCAATGCCGCCAGCGTTGCGGCAAACGCCGGGGTTTTTACATACTTATCCAAATAATCTTTAATCCATTGTTCGTCCGCTCCTGCCGGAACCCACGGGATTTGTGCTGCATCATTAATTTCAATCGGCAAATATACATCAACCCACATTGCGCCCTGCCTATCGGAAAGAAATGTTCCTTTCTGAACTACTTCAACGCCCAATTTCTGTTGGTTTTCTGAAATGTATGTTCCGGTAATTGCTTTCGTGTCGCCCAAATAGGTTTGTGTGTAAACTTGCATTTGCCCCAATCCTAAAAGCGGAACGATATTAAACAATAACATATCGTTCTGAATCTTACAATTGGTGCAAACCCCTTTGTTTACCTCAAATTCAAACGGCTTACCGCTTCCGGTAAAAATCGAACCTTTGACGTGTACGGAATCCGCCTTAATTGGGGCGTTGTTCTTATCCCGGAACATCATCATAATAATTTGGCTACTGCCTGCTGATAATTGCTTTAATTGTGCCATAATCATTTGAATTTTTTCTTGTTAATACTATGTTTATCATTAATCGCCTTTATTAGCTTTTCGGCTTCTTCTTTCGTTATACACTTGACTATTTCCGCCGCCATATCTATTGCCTCAACTGCATTGCTTTGTTTGAGTTCGTAATTCTCTTTCATGCTCCAACCCTCCCTTAATAGAATACCCAATGTCAGTAATACAACAAAAAATGGAATACTGTAAAAAGGAAAAACTATAAGCCCCAAAACATCAATCATCGATACGTATAAAACTAAACGCAAATAGTCTATGATTTTTTGCCCGGTTTTCCGCATCGGGTGGCTGCTTAATTTTTCTTTTCTCGCTTTCACGGCTTCGTATGCCGTCCAAAAATCAAAGAATGTCGCAAATACTACAAAAACACAACATACAAAGATTATTATCAAACAAACTTTCATGTCGTGTTGAATGAAATAAAAATACTTTTCCATCGGTCTTTTTTGTGGTGCGGATTGTTCCGCACCGGGTTAAACTTTGCATATTTTGATAAAATATTTTTTTTCAAATATTCCCTAACAACAAAAACCTTTGTTGGTGTTACATAACAAATAACGGGCTAACCGTGGAAATGGCAATTATACGCCATTGTTCCCAATTCATAATTCTTTCCATAACTTTATAT